AAATGCTGTACACCACTTGGCAGGATCCTTGTAGAAGATAAATACCTTGTCGAACTCTACATGGTAGAACGCTGCTTCTATATCTCCCGAGGTTAGTTCCTCCCACTGTTTATTAACGGGGTCTTGAATGATCTTGGGGATACCATCCTCATAATAAACATCCTTGACCATCCACTCGCCGTTCACGAGTCTATCCCTGCAATGCCTGACACGATGGCAATGATCAGGCCCACGAACGCAACCTCTAGGTCGCCTATCATGGCTCCCGACAAGCCGGTACAAAAAGCAATCAGAAATATTAATCCAATAAACATGATGGTCCCTCAATAGTGGGGGGGCTGTTAACCCCCCGATAAGATTAGATAACGTAGGCGGACTTGTCGTGCCCGTTGATCCAGCGCGGGGACTTGCCACGGCCAGACCAGGTTGCCCCTGATACCGGATCCCGGTACTTAGGTGGCACGGTGCGGCGCTCCCCTTTGCTCGGCAACGATCCCTTGCCGGGCTGCAGCTTGAGATCGCTAGCCGTGATCCCGTAACTGGCGATCATGGCCTTGCAAGCCTCGATAGCTTGCCGCTTTTCCTCTGCTTTCACTTCCTCTGCTTGACGCAGGATCTCGGCTGCTTTCTCTTTCAGTTCTTCGTACAACATGGTCAACACTCCAAAGATACCCCGAAAGGGGCGATAAGAGGCCCAACACGGGCCGGGAAATGCCCGGTAGGTGCTACCCTACACGGGCGGGTCAGAAATCGATTGTAGGGCGTTCTACGCCGCTTGGTTCATCCAAACCAAGTGGGGAACCTCGATCTCGCGGTAGTACCGCAGGCCAGCGGAGAACTTGTCGCGCAAGTTTCCGCGTGTTTCTGTGACCGTTGTGTCAACGTCCCACGTCCACATCCCAAGCAGGTTCAACGCTGTGTTTGCACGAGCGTTAGTCATACGCTCGCGGATGTCCCAGTAGTCACTGGGTTGACTGTGCGTGCTAGGTCCTTGGATGTTGTCAGAGTAGTGCGGGTGCACTAGCACCCACTGACGGCCCTGCTTGACCATGCGGATGGCCTCACGGGCCTCGTTGATCGCTTGCGTGATGCTAATTTTGCTCATGATAATGCTCCGATAAGATAGGATGGGAAAATCAGGATAGGGGAGAAAATCTCCCCTTGTCAAATCAGGCAGCAAGTTTGATAGGGATAACCTTGCGTGCCACTGCGTCTGCTTTTTTGGCACGCGTGCCATGTGCTAGAAAACCGACGATGACCTTGCGATTGGCACGCTGGCATAGTCCGCACGTCATGCAAGTTACGTCGTCTCGAGTCTGCGCGGGACACACGACGATAGGCCTACCTTGTGGCGTAGTAGTACGCTCAGGCGTGTCAAGGGGCACGACGACAGCAACTGGCAACCCGGTTTCCGCAAGCTTGTCAGCGTGACCAGCGTCATCGGCCGAAAGGTTAACCGTAAACCCACGCTCGGTGGCAAACCGTGCGAACTTGATGGCACGATCGCTGTGCTTGTGTGTGTAGGTGAACCCACGCTTGCCCCGATTGGCGTTCACAAGCTTAGAAATAGCAGCACCGTCAATTTCCTCTCCACTGCCCGGTAGGTCACCAGCGACGTTAAAGCGCCACAAGGTATTTGCTTTCAGGCGGAAAACCTTGCTTGCGAGCTCGTCGATGTTAACGCCACGCTGCGGAACCTTGTCCCACGTCATGCGAGTGTGGAAACCGGCGTCTGCGTAACAACTGTCACGCTGCCCGCAAGACGGCGGGCAAGTGTCACGCTCGGAATAGGTTACCGGAATAGGTCCGGTCTTGACGTTAGCAGACTTGGCGACAAAGTGTACTTTCATGCTGTTAACCCCTAGATTGATTAGATTGCGAGAGAGAGCAGGAAAGCGATATCAGCGACCAGGATCACTGCACATCCGATCAGCCACTTATTTGCAAACTTGAACATACTATACCCCTAGATATGATTAGATTACGCTCATCAGTACCGGTCTAACCGGTAGACCGCTCCGAAGAGCGGTTTCGCGTTGTCAGCAGATCAGCAGATAAAGTCTGGATGATCGTTAAGCTTCAGCAGATCAGCATACTCACGCAGAGCCTTGATGCTCTTATTCGTCCGCGCTGACCGGATCAGCGCTGACAGTGAACGCGCTGCAGTGTCACGCATCCCAAGCTTGTGATACTGGATAACCATCACAATCTCACGCATTTCGCTCTTGTTCACATCGTTCCCCTAGATAAGATTATCTGACTAACGCTAGTCAGTGATCACATAATGCCCTACCGATTATCACCTGTCAACTGATAATCCTTTTTTTTTACTAGGTACTTTCCCTAATGGTTATCTATACAGTACTACAGCACCACCGATCCTACCTGTTAACCTGTCCTACCTGTACCACCTGTCAACCTGTCTCCACTGTCCTACCTGTACCTACTGTATCTATAGTATAGGTAAGGATGTTCCTACCTGTACTGCAGCTCCACCTTGCAGGGAGGTTCTGGGGTTGATACCACATCTCTCCCACTTATACCTGTGGGGTGGAGCTATAGGTTCCACTTATACCCCGGTCCTAGGCCTCTTCTGCTCTGCTCTAACCGCACCACTGCTTGCTCTGTAGACCTGTCTGAGCACTGAGCACTGATCAGGATCGGTCTGGGCAGTACCACCGACAACCGTGCTACCATCAGCGCACAGCAGTAGGCCCAGGCGATGGGTCATGACCCCCGTGTAGGCGTGCACCCAACGCTTCTTCCGCCAAAAAAAAATTCATGTCATTTAATCTAGCTCATTTCTACAAGTTCTGTAGTGAACTTAAAATAGAGACCAAAGAAAAAGGTCTACAAAAAATGGATAAACTATTAGGTACTCAGACATATATTATGGATGAGATATCTAAAGGTTTACAGGATGACATCCATTTCTTTGTGATATTGAAGGGTAGACAGTTAGGTATTACTACTATATCTTTGGCATTGGATCTGTATTGGCATTTTGTACATCCTGGATTACAGGGTACATTGACGACAGACACAGAAGAGAACAGGGATATGTTTAGGAGTACCTTGTCTATGTACATAGATGGTCTCCCAAGAGAATATAAAATTCCTATGATTGCTCATAATAGGAATCATCTATCTCTCAAGAACAGGTCAAGACTGTTTTACCAGGTTGCTGGGTTGCGCTCTAAAGGGTCTCTGGGGCGCGGTAAGGCCATAACGTACCTGCATGGTACTGAGACATCCAGTTGGGGTGATGAGGAGGGCCTAGCGTCTCTCTTGGCTTCTCTTGCCGAGACCAACCCGCAGCGGTTGTACTTGTTCGAGAGCACTGCTCGTGGGTTCAATATGTTCCACGATATGTATGTGACGGCTAAGAAGGCTAGAACTCAGAGGGCTATCTTCTGTGGCTGGTGGAGAAATGAACTATATTCCGTGCCTGCGGACTCTGCGGTCTATAAAGTTTATTGGGATGGCAAATTAACTGGGGAAGAAAAAGAGTGGGTGAAGGACATCAAGAAGTTGTACGGTGTAGAGATCAACAGCAGGCAGATGGCGTGGTGGAGATGGAAGCTGCACGAGGGGATCAAGGACGATGCGCTGATGTATCAGGAGTTTCCTCCCACGGAAGACTACGCATTCGTGATGACTGGTACGAGCTTCTTCTCAAATGCCCGGTGTACTGATGCTGCCAAGGCTTCTAAGTCTTTAACGCCGGAGTGTTTCCGTTATGCTTTCGGGGCGTTGTTCCAAGACACGGACGTTCTGCGCTCTACTGAGAAACTTGGCACGCTCAAGGTTTGGGAGCAGCCCGTAGATTCTGCCTACTACGTCATTGGTGCAGACCCTGCTTATGGGTCATCCGATTGGGCAGACCGTTTCTCTATCCAAGTCTTCCGTGTTTACGCAGATGGTCTAGAGCAGGTGGCAGAGTTTGCTACTAGCGAGATGAACACTTACCAGTTTGCGTGGGTTATTGCCCACCTTGCCGGTGCGTACAAGAACTCCACGCTTAACCTAGAGGTGAACGGTCCAGGTCAAGCGGTCATCAACGAGTTGCGTAACCTCAAGAGGATGGCGTCTGCTCAGTCTGGTGGGGCTGGCAAGAACCTGCTAGACGTCTTGGGTTCTATGTCCAACTACATCTGGCGTCGCAACGATACGATGGGTGGGCTTTCTAACTCCATAGGCTTCTTGACGACTAGCCAGACAAAGGAGAGGATGCTCACCTACATGAAAGACTACTTTGAGCGTGGTCTCATGGACATCAAATCTATGGACCTTCTTGACGAGATGAAGGGCATCGTCCGAGAAGGTGGGTTTATTGGTGCGCCCGGTCGAGGCAAAGATGACCGTGTTATTGCGGCAGCGCTGGCAACCGTCGCGTGGGCAGAGCAAGTACAGCCCCGACTCATTGCGATGCGACATACCAGAAAAGTTTCCCACGACGAGGAAGTCTCTACTCCTGAGCAACTCGCAGGTGGTCGCAACGTCTCAACCTACCTCAAACGGATTGGGCTATATGGCGACCCCGGCACGACACACTGACCTCACCATCGTTGCCATCTACGGGCATAACGACGGTGCTAGCGCGATTCCCAGCCTCGTACACAGCCTGCGGGAACTACCCGGTAGCAAAGGTCTCCTGATCTCGCCGGATCGCCCTGCGACCCTGCCAGACCACATAGCGTGGAAGCAAACTGCACCGCTGGACTACTACCAGTATTCCATCTTCTGTATGTACGCCCTGCAGCACTACATCGAGACTGAATACTGCCTGGTTGTCCAAGACGATGGCTGGGTTCTCAACGGTGAGAACTTCACGGATGTCTACTACGAGTACGACTATGTGGGCGCTCCTACCCATATGGGTATAAAAGGCGAGCAAGCGTTCTTTAACTTTACCTGGCAGACAGAGACAGATGTGACCGTTGTGCAGAACGGCGGGTTCTCTCTGCGTAGCCGCAAGTTCTTGCAGGCTCCCAGCAAGCATGGCATCTTGCACAAACTCTTTAACGTCCAGCCGTATATCAACGAGGATGTACAGCTCTCAGGGCTGCTGCGTCCCCAGTTGGAGAACGTGGGCGTAAGATATGCCCCTGACCACATTGCCAAACAATTCTCGGTGGAGTATCTGGGGCCGGGTTTCCACGATGACCTAGAGTTTGATACCCTTGTCGGGCATCACGCTACGTCCAGAAAGCTGGTGGGCCACAAGCACATTTCATGCACTCTTTCACCTGAGCTTGTCCAGAAGGTCTACGGCGAGATAGAGTTCTTTATGTTCCTGAGCCGCATCGGATACAGAATTGAACACCGTAATTCCTAAACACGAACTGAAAATGTTGATGAGAAGGTTCATCAACGACCAGTCTCGTGGCATCTCGCTGGAGAAGTTTGCCGAACTGTGCGGTATGAAAAAGAGAACATTTGCAGACGTTTTTGTATACGAGAACACTAAACTCACAGAGCAGGTTCAGCGTCGCGTATCCTCCGCCTACCAGCACTGGCGCGACGGCAACGTCAGGATCATGAAGCGTCCTGACAAGACTCAATACGTTGACTATCGTAAGACACCGCAACCCGTTATCATTCCACACATGGGGATTACTCACACACCAGACGGATTTAAATTATCTATTGGGCCACGCAATCGTCACGACTATTCTTATTCCACTCTGGATGACATCTTATGAGCGTTCTACACGACTATCTTTGCTCCGCACACGGCTTGTTTGAATCCTACGAACCCGTCTGCCCTATCAAATTTTGCACCGCAGAACTCAACATGGTTTTCCTAAAGCCGGTGTCTCTCAAGTCTGACAAGACTAAGCACGCCGACAATACCCTGCGTAACCTCGCGCAAGACTTCAACATGACCGATATCAAGTCGGTCCGTGAGGGCGAGTCCCAAGCCGGGATGCACCACCACCAGATTCCGGCGGAGCAGAAGAAAGAACCCCGCCCAGGCGACGCTGCAATCTGGGGCGGCGGGTTCCAGAACATCAACCTAGAAACCGCTATGGCCGGACGAGTTGCCAAGCCCGTGCGTGACGAGCCAGTCTCGATGAACCCGCACGAGACAGGCCGTCTGGTTGGCCCGAAAGCGGCAAGCTATATGTCTGACCACGAAAACCTAAGCATACCCACATGAGAATTCCTAGCTCACCTCTAGATCGAGAACTATTTTTTCTCGACGTCATTGAGAAGTGTTCCGTCTCCATGGCGGACCGGCGCACTGACTACGGTGGGCTACGTTCTTGGTATCTCTTTGGTAACGGGCCGGACGAAGCGCCGGCTCTCTATAACAAAATCTTTCCGCACATAGATCAGCTATCTTCTTTTCTCTACTCTGCCGAGACCACGAGGTTCTCTATCGATCTCGGTGCAGACGTAGCAGAGGAAGAGCAGGCTAAGTTGCCGGTTCTAACCCGCGCACTCAACGACGAGTGGCTCAACAGCAACGCTGACCAAGTGTTTTCCTCCGCCGTGTCGTGGGCGCTGGCCTACAACACGACGTTTATCAAACTCGTCTATCGCAACGGCATCAACCCGTACCTGGTCGAGCCAGGCACGATTGGCGTGCTGCGCGAAGATGTGCCGTATACGGATCGCCAAGAGGCGCTGATCCAGACTTACTACATCACCAAGTCTGAGTTGTACAACCGGCTCTACAGCCATCCTAGACGGGAAGAACTGGTCAACCGTGTGACCTATGCCCAGCACGACCGCACGGAAGTGGCTAACGGCGTGCAGCGCATCATTATGAGCCAGACGGACCCGACTTTGTACGGCAACGTCAACCTCGATCTGTCCGGCGGCAATCGCTACAAAGCCCAAGTCTCCGAGCCAACCGTGCAGATGACGGAACTCTGGCTGTGGAACGACGACACCAACGACTACCAAGTTGTCACCAAGGCAGACCCTGATATCATCATCTACGACAGGCCGGGTGAAACAGTTTTCCTAAAAGGGGAGCTGCCTTTCGTGCAGGTTTGCCCCTTACCCTTGTACGACTACTTCTGGGGTCAGTCAGAAGTATCGCGTCTGATCTATCTCCAGCAGATGCGTAACAAGCGCATGACGGAGATTCTTGACTTGCTATCCAAGCAGGTGAACCCGCCGTCTGCCCTCATTGGCTTTACGGGGATCCTAGATGAGAAGAACTTCGCTCTTAACCGCGCTGGAGGAATTCTCTCTACCGATATGCCAAATGCGAAGGTTGAGAAACTTGCACCTCAAGTCCCGCCCGACTTGTTCCGTGAGATCCAAGAGATTGATGGAATGTTTGAAGAAGCATCTGGCATCGTTTCCGTCTTGCAAGGCCGGGGCGAATCGGGGGTGAGATCTAGCGGTCATGCCTCGCAACTTGCCCGTCTGGGGTCATCCAGGGCCAAGAAACGGGCGTTAGTGATCGAAGACGCGCTGGAAAAGATGGCTACGCTGTATCTCAAGCTGATGCAGTGCTATTCCGACACGCATTACACCGACATCAAAGGCAATCGGTTCATTGCAGAGCAATTGCCCAAGAATTACGCCGTAAAAGTGGACGCACACTCCAATTCTCCAATCTTTATGGAGGATACGAGGCAATTGGCGTTCAATCTTCTCAAAGCAGGTGCAATTGACAAGGAATCCTTGCTAGACTTGCTGGAACCGCCAATGAAGCAGCAGTTGAAAGAGCGTCTCAAGAAGATGGAGGCCGCTCAAGCCCAGCAAGCCGCTATGCAGCCTCCTAAGGAGAAGTAATGGCAATGCAGAACACTACCCGTTTGGGTGATCAACCAAGAATTACGACAAAGACATTGGACAAACCTACAACTCCATCCTTGACGTATCGCACACAGACGAATAGGATGGGCAATGCAGGAAATTCATCCCGCATGACTCGGGACTACACCCGAAAGTGAGGTTTCAATGTATCGCACCAGCAAACGCGGTCGTAAAACCCGCCGCTAATTGAGTTTGATGGGTATGGCTGCTTGCCCTTACAAGTGGCCCTCTTTACTTGGAGTATGCCATGCGCCGTGGTCGTAAAGCTCGTCGGAAGTAATCCGACCGTAACAGGTTTCTGAACCGGCCTGCGGGAGGTGGGCGATGAGCCTCCCACTTGACTTTTTTTACGTTTGAAGATACAAGGTCGCACATGAGCGTACCATCAGAGAAATTAATGGAGTTGATGAAGGGCGACCGCAGTGCCGGTGCGCCTGCGCCAACTCCTGCCGGTCCTTCCACGCCGGAGTCCCCGCCAATGGCTTCGCCAATGTCTACGCCTGAAAAACAACAGGGTACGCGCGAAGCTGCAATGATCAACGTATCAATTGCGCTAGACCTTCTTGACCAATCGCTTCCCGCTTTGGGAGCAGAGTCGGAAGAAGGGCAAGCAATTCTTGAGGCATCTCGTAAGCTGGGCGGATTGCTAGGTGGCAAGCGCAACCAGACTGGAGAGTTGCAGCAATCAGAAATTCTGCAGATGTTGCAGACGCTTCCTAAGGCCGGTGGCATGACGCCGGAGTCGAAAGCTATTCAGTCAGCCCCGCCGCCGGGAATGACGCCACCTGGCGCTGGCGCGCCACAACCTCCTCAAATGGGATAAGACATGGATCTTTTTAAACCAAGGGGTGCTGCGTCTCCCCGTAGTCCGACTACGGACAAACAAGAACATGGGCCGATTGTCAATCAGCCCCGTTTCGCTCACCTCGGTGGCCTCAAGGGTCCGGGCGTGATGAGCAAAAACCGTATGCAGGTTCAAAAGCCTGCTGACGGCAAGAAAGTAATCTAAGGACAAGGTAGAGGGCAACCATGTCTTTGGAAAATCTTTCTTCTGACGCACGCGACGAACTCGCCGCGCTTGCACAACAATTGGCCGAGAACCCGTCTACCCGCAAGGATTTCCTGCGGATGACGAAGAAGGTCAAGCCTGATCTTCCTATTCCAGAACTGGAAATTGAAGATCGCACTACCCAAGTTCTGACTGCCGCCGAGCAGCGCGTGCAGGCTCTGGAAAACAAACTCCGTGAAAAAGAGGCTGTTGAAGAGCTGACCAAGCGCCGCGAACGACTCAAGCAAAAAGGTCTTGCAGGGTCGGACGACGAGGTCAAAGAGGTAGAAAAGATTATGCTTGAGCGCGGGATCACTAACCATGAGACCGCCGCTGAGTATCACCAGTGGATGAAGCAGTCTGCTACGCCCACTCCTTCTGGGTACAATCCACAAATTATTCAGAAATTTGATCTGGGTAAATACTGGAAGAACCCAATCAACGCAGCAAGAAACGAGGCTGTCTCCGCATTAAACGATCTGCGTAGACCGAATCGTCCTATTGGTTTGTAATGCCTTACAGCAAAACCATCACCCAAGTCTGGAAGTCTTGTGCCATGTGCGCACAAGATTTCTTGACTAAAAGATCCCAACAGGATCGGGTGATGACCTGCTCCGTTGAGTGTGGTGGAAAGTACCGCTCTGCAAAAAAAGCAGTCCAATTGACTTGCGCAAACTGCAAAACATTGTTTACAGTTGCTTCTTACAAGAGAAGGGACAAGGACAATGCTTGTTGCAGTTTGTCTTGTTCGTCTGTTCTCAAACGCCAGAATTCAAGCTCTGGATGGAGAATTGGTAACGATGGATACGTTTATCAATACAAAGATCAACGTAAACAGCTACAACATCGTGTTGTAATGGAAGAGGAATTGGGACGCCCTTTGGCAGACCATGAAACCGTTCATCACATCAACGGTGACAAATCTGACAATCGTGTTGTTAATCTTGAGTTGTGGAGTCACAAGCAACCCAAGGGGCAACGGATTGAAGACAAACTGGTCGCTGCCAAAGAGCTGTTAGAAGAATATGGATATTACGTCCATAGTCCAATGACAGATTTTTCAAGCGGTATTTTGTTTGGCGCATCGATGCGTCAAGCGTTTAATTAAGGAGTAAGTCATGCCTATCGGAGGCGGGATATTACCGGCAACTGGTTCAACCCAGTATACCGAATTAACGTACGTAACGCGTCGAGCGTTTATTCCAAAATTAGTTGTACAACTTTACAACTCGACTCCTCTCATGGCCGCGCTGATTGCCAACAGTCAGCAAGCCAGCGGCGGTGTTTCCTCGGTAACCGTGCCTGTTCAGGGCGCTCAGTTTGTTAACGCTCAGTGGTCGGACTACAGCGGCTCGTTCGCGCAGCCGTCTGTCCAGCAAGGCGCGTACAACGCTGAGTTCAACCTCAAGCTGATGATTTCTCCTGTTCCGTTCCTCGGGATGGAAGGTGCGGTTCAGCAAGACGCTGCCATCATCCCGCTGATCGAAGCGCGGATGAATGACACGACGAACGTGATGTTGGATGCAATGGCAACCGCCTTGTACAACAACACCACGAACACTCAGCAGTTCATCGGACTGCCTGCTGCAATTGACGACGGTACGAATGCCCAGACCTACGGCAACATCAACCGTACGACTTACACCTGGTGGAAGTCCAAAGTCTACAACGCAGGTAACGTCAACCCAACCCGTCAAAACGTCCTGCAGTACATCTCTGGTACTGTGAAGAACGGCGCTGAAGTGCCTTCGTTTGGCGTTTGCGGCTTTGGTACTTGGACGCTGCTGGCTCAAGACTTCGTCGGTCAAGAGCAGTATGTGATCACCCCAGGATCGGGATTTGATGGCGACAACAACGGCCCGCAGGCAGCGTTCCGCGCCCTGATGGTTGCTGGTGTGCCGATTTACCCAGATCCTTACTGCCCAGAAGGCACGCTCTACTTCATTAACACCAACTACCTGTCGTTGTACATCCACGATCAGGGTTCGTTCGTGTTTACCGGGTTTGAGTCAACCCTTCCTAACTGGCAGATCGGTTATGTCGGCGCAGTGCTGATGATTGCCGAGTTGGTCAATACCAAGCCCAAGTCTATGACTAGGGTTGGTTCCTACAACTCTCTGTCGCTGTAAGGAGTAAGTCATGGCATTAGCCCTTAACAAAATCCTTATTGCCGGTGCTAACACCAACACGGCTGGTGCGTACTTCACCACGACGACGATGATTGCTCCGGCCACTGTGGCCGGTAACGTCATCCCTGCTGGTGCATACCTGATGTTCCCGGTTGCGGGTACGACGGTGTATGCCAACAACGGTACTGCTCTGTCGCTCCTGTTGGCTAACAACACTGGTGGTTTCATCGTCTCTGACGGTGTTAACGTGTTTGCTAACTCTGCTGTTGCTGCCAACACGGTTACGTTGTTGACGGTTAACGGTGGCGTGGCTGTAAGCTCGACTTACACCAGCTAAGGAGTAGGCATGGCAAATCCAAATGCAGTCAGCTCAAACACCCCAGACTTTTTCGGTAGCTATGCTGTCGGTCGGGTAACTGGGGTTTCGTTGGCGACGGTTGGAAATGCTGTGGCGGCAATTCCTCTTCTCCAGGGCGGCCTGACGAACTCAGGTGCGCTTACTGGATCTGGGGAAGTGATCGTTCGTCGGGTTACTGTTCAGAACCCCAACGCAAGTGCTGTCTTTGCTAACGTGAGCATCACGACTAGCAATGATGGCAATGCTAGCAATGCAGTTGTTTCGACTGCTTCGTTGGCAAACTTGTCGGCTGTGAACAAGTTTCAAGACTTGACGGTTGCCAGCCCTTACGCATTGACGACTACCGTTAACGGCGCTAATACGTCGGTTCTGTATGTCAATGTCTCCAACGCAGCATCTGCTTTGGTTGACATTCGAGTTTACGGTGACGTTGTTAGTTTTTAATGGATGTATTTGTCACCAACTGTACAGACACCGGCTTAGTTGATCGCTTCGCCGGTGTTGACTACAAGTTCCCAGTAAATGTTCTTGTTCAAGTTCCGGTAGCGGTTGCTGAACACATTTTTGGGTACGGTGACGAGAACAAGTTGCCATATTTGGTCCGTTTGAACTTTACCAAAGATTCTACGGACGTTGGACAAGCTCTTGAAAGGCTGGCTAGGTTCAAAATATCTAGGTCAGCCGCGCAGGACCGCAAGCCCTCTGCGGTAGGCGTAGTACCCCTGCCCGTCAAGAAAGCAGGGGCGGGGGGAACGGTCTCTTGAGGGTGTAGAATGGCGGGACTATGGCAACCCTTAACTCGTACATTACCGAATGCAGAAGGCTTCTCCATGACGCCAATGGAAACTTCTGGTCTAACGACGAACTCACGGACTACATCAACGATGCCCGTGAACGAGTGGTACGAGATACTGGGTGCTTGCGAACCCTCCAGATTTCCGCTACACCACTGGCTCCAGACGGAACGGCGGCAACCATCTGGTCTGCTGGCCTTGTTGTCTCGACTGGTCAGTACATCTTCTCAAACATCTTTATCTACCAGGTAACGGCAGGCGGAACTCTCGACACTACCGCCCCTCCCTACCCCGCATCTGGTACTAATTTTCCGCCGTCCACGCCGTTCACCAACGGCACAGCGACGTTGCAGTATGTTCAGAACGCTGAAATTATTCCGTTTGCGGCGTTGCCTAACGGCACGCAGACTCTGGATGTTCTTAACGTAACGATCTACTGGGGTAACTCCCGTATTCCGTTACGATACCTGCCGTGGACAAACTTCAATTCTCAATTGAGATACTGGCAGAACTACGTTGGTAGGCCGGTGTGCTTCTCAACGTATGGTCAGCAGCAGTTGTACATCTCTCCTGTACCGGATCAGTCGTACAGCATGGAAGTTGACACTGTAATCCTGCCTTTGCCGCTCTTGTTAGCGACCGCAAGTGCTACAGACCCCATCATTGACCCGTACACAACCCCTGTGGCGTTCTACGCTTGCTACAAAGCCAAGTACAAAGAGCAGTCTTACGGGGAAGCAGAGATCTTCCGCCAAGAATACTTGCGTCATACCCAGGCTGTACTAGCCTCCACGTTTACACGCAGGATCCCAGACCCCTACAGTAGTCCGTACTAAGATGGCCTCACAAGAACAGAAAAAATCATACGCTGTTCTCAAGAGGTTTCGGGGCATAAACACCAAGGCCCAGAGGACTGCTATTGAGGAAGACGAGTTTTCTTGGCTTGAGAATGCTATGCCTATCGGCAATGCAAACATCAAGATTACTCCTGCTCCGGCTGCTGTCCTCACCAGCTCTAACACTGCAGTCACGTTTGCCAACAATGTGACCTATTTAACCTCTACCAACCTTGGTCAGACCGATTACATCGTAGGTTTTGAGGACAACGGTAGGGCGCAATACTACAGTTTTGGCAATGCAACGGTAGCGAATGTAGCGCCTAGCACTACATTCAGTAGCGCCAACGTCTCTGCCGCGCAGTGGAAGAACGAGCGCTTAATTATTGGCGATCCTGACAAAGGATTGTTTAGTTGGGACGGCAACAGCGTTGTGTCGATAGGGTCTGTTGGCGTTTTGACTGTCACCAACCCCGGTAGTGGTTATTCTTCCGCACCAAACGTGCTAATTGGCGCTCCTAACGACGCTAACGGGGTACAGGCGACCGCTGCAGCCACGATCGTGACGGGATCTGGCGGCATCAGGTCTATCTACGTTACATCTGGTGGCTCTGGGTATACGGCAGTGCCGGACGTTACCATTGGCGCTCCTAATTTGCCGGGTGGAACACGGGCAACTGCGGTTGCAAGCATAAGTGGCGGCGCTGTTGTTGCCGTAACGGTTGTTCAATCTGGTTCTGGATACACCACCACACCTAGTGTTACCTTTTCTAGCGGTTCTGCTGCCGCCAATGCTGTCATTTCTACCGGCGGCATTAGTAGCATAACGCTCACCAACGCTGGAACTGGCTACACAAGCCCCCCTACTGTCACGTTCTCGGGCGGAGGAGGGTCTGGAGCCAACGCTGTAGCGCAGATTGCCACGTTCAAAACCGGCACTGTATCTGTGCTGGTGAACAGCGGAGGGTCTGGCTATACCTCTGCCCCTACCGTGGCTATCAGCGGGGCAAATACGACTCCTGCGACGGCTACAGCGGTGGTTCTGGGCAACACAGTGTCATCGATTGTGATGACGAACCCTGGAGCTGGCTACAGCACGGCTAACGTAGTGATTTCCGGTGGTGGGGCAACCACTAACGCTACTGCTACGGTGGTGGTCAACACAGAAAAGATTGTTGACGTTGCCACGTTCTCAGGGCGTGTGTGGGTGGCCGCAGGAAGGACGGTTTACTACTCTGCTGCGGACTCGTACAGCGACTTTACAAGCGTGTCTGCGGGGTCTTTTACCATCACAGACTCTACGCTGCACAACAACATCCGTGCGTTGTTCTCTGCGAACAACTTTTTGTACATTTTTGGGGACGATTCTATTAACGTCTTTAGTGACGTTAGGGTTGACACCAACGGCAACACGCTTTTTACGAACACCAACGTCTCTGCAAGCGTCGGCAGCAAGAGAATTTACGCCATTTTCCCGTTCTTCCGAGCCGTTCTCTTCATGAACGACTACGGGATCTACTCTCTTGTTGGTTCTACTACCAGCAAGTTGTCAGACCCGTTAGACGGCATCTTCCCGCTGATCGATTTCAATCAACCTGTCTCTGGTGGGCAGGTTTTGCTCAACAACATCTTGTGCGCTGCGTTTTCGTTTACCTACAACGACCCGGTGAACGGACCACGGCAAATTCAAGCGGTGTTTTTTGAGAAGAAATGGTTTTTGACCTCGCAAGGAACGCTCGATTACGTTACTTCTGTTCCTGTTTCTGGTCTTATCAATCTATACGGAGTCGGGAACAAGAATCTGTACCAGTTGTACGGCAATTTGACGGCAAACATTGCCAGTACGGTGCAGACTGCGCTGATGCCCATGGGTGACGCCATACGAACCAAGCAGGCGTTAAAACTTGGTATAGAAGCCACCCTGCAACTGGGTGCGATCTTGAATGTTACGGTTGACTCTGAGTCTAATTTCAGCCCACCGTACTCGTTGACCAACCAAGTTGACTGGACAAACCAATATTATGCCGTTATCCCGTGGACAAATTCATCTAATGTGGTTGTTAACTGGGTCAACACAACTGGTTACGCTTTGTACAAGTCAGACGCACAGCAGTATGGAAAGTATCTTGGATTGACGGTGACGAGCAACAACGCAGCGTTTACAATTAACACATTTGAGTTTGAACACGAGTTGAGAGTGAGGTTCTAAGATGACCGTCCCCTACGCTTTTGCCAACGCATCGGTCTCTTTGCCGTTGTCTCAGTTAGATTCTAACTTCAACACTCCAATCATCATTGGAAACACGGCTGTTCAACTTGGCAACACGATCACGACGCTAAACAATATGACGCTTGCCAACGTCACGATCAACAGCACCTACACGCCGATCACGGCTAGCCAAGGTGGCACTGGTCTTACTGCCCCTGGCACGGCTGGCAACGTGCTGACTAGCACTGGCAGCGGGTGGATTAGTAGTGCTTCTGGCGGAGGAGGAGGTTCTGGCACAGTAACTTCTGTCTCCGTTGTTTCTGCCAACGGTTTGGCTGGTGCGGTAGCGAACGCCACAACAACGCCGGCCATTACTCTGTCAACCAGCGTAACGGGATTGCTTAAAGGCAATGGAACAGCGATTAGCGCGGCAACCGCTGGGACTGACTATCAAGCTCCGATCACTCTGACCACAAGTGGAACTTCTGGTGCAGCGACATTCACTTCAAACACGCTTAATATTCCACAGTATGCCGGCGGCGGCGGTAATATTTCTGCGTGGGTAAATTTTAACGGCGTT